AGATACCGGCATGGATGGAGAAACCGTTACGGTAACTGACGGTATTAGTGGTACAGCCATTGGAGTAGCCACATTCGCCACTGACGTAGCAGGTGAACTTGCTGGTTATGTGCCATCGGCTGGAAATCGGGAAGTAGATAAGGGCGACATCATACAGATAGTGACTTCTGAATTTGATAATGCCACTGACAAAGTTCACGTAACGCTCGTTCTCGATCCTTATAGAATAACGCCGGCAACGTAAAGATTAATCATTCAAGACCTTAAATCTAAGGAGACATGTCATGATTACAGGTGACGCGATAGACATGATATTGTTAGAGAGTGAAACTTACTTCGTAGCAGCTCCGTATGCCTGCCATATTAAGGATGTTCGTGCAATCTCTCAGGACACCGGTATGGCTGATGAAACTGTTGTGGTTAGTAATGGCATTGGTGGAACGACTATCGGTACAGCCACATTCGCTACCGATGTAGCGGGAGAACTCGCTACTTATGTAGCGGCAGATGCAGACCAGGAGATAGCCAAAGATGGCATTATTCAAATCGTAACTTCTGATTTTGATCAGGTTACGGATAAGGTTCACGTAACACTGATACTCGATCCTTATCGGCTGCAAGTATAACGATACGTAGTCTTTCAACGCCTTAAATAAGGAGTGTTAAATGGCTACGTTATCTACACTACAGGAAAAGGTTAAAAAGGCCCTTCTACCAGATATCACTGCATTCGGAACGACGGATATTACCGCATATCTGAATGAAGGGGTAAACCGCATAGCTGCGGGGATAGCCATGTATGAGGGAGTGCTGTCCCCGCCCCTACCTGAACTCCATAAAACTGCAAAGGTGAATACGGTTGTTATAGCCGATGCAACCACGATTGCATTTGTGGACGGGGGCGCGAGTGCGGATACCATCACCGATTCGGATAGTGCCTTTGTGACATCCGGTTTTGCGGCAGGGATGCTTATTCATGTATCCGGATCTTTGAATAATGATGAGTCGTATCATTCTCTAGCTACGGTTGCAGCGGGCACTATTACCCTTGTGAGCACGGATGAGCTCACCGCAGAGAGCGCAGGGGAAGAAGTGACCATAAAATCTCCCTGTGTGGCTCTTCCTTCCGATTATGGCCGTGGACTCTTCTATGTGTCGAGTGGTTCCCAGGATAAACGGATTCAGGTTTTCGATTCCTTTCACAAGCTCTTACGGAAATACCCCCTTCTCGATGAGGACGGCGATGTAGCGGTTGTAGCGGTTAAGGGTGATCTCCTTTACTACCAGCCGATGCCAACTACTGCTGAACCCCTCACGCTTCACTACTACAGGGTTCCAACTGAAATGTCTGCCAGTGATTCCACACCAGACGGCGTACCATCGCACCTCCATGAACGATTATTGGTGAACTACGCCGCGAAGGAAATCCTTGGCATGGTGGAGCAATCCACAAAGGGGAAAACGCTCAGATCCGAGAAATTTGAAGAAAAGTTTCAGAAAGCCATGGGCGACCTCCTGGCTTTTATCGGTCCCGAGGACAAAGAACCCATCTACTACGAGAGTGATGCGGAGGATGGGTATTATTAAAGGAGAAACATAAAATGGCAGCAATATCCTTACCATATAGCGCGGCTGAAGCATTGGTGCAGGTACGGGCGCTTATAGGCGAACCAACTGCGGGTTTTTGGAGTGATGAGGAGTTGAACAACTGGGTGATAGAAGCTGCGGTGGATATTTCCACCAAGACGCTGTGTTACGAGCATAAAAACACGCTGGCCTTAGTTGCGAATCAACTTGAATATACAGACTTTCTCGCGGCTCCTACTACTAACGGGATTGCCCAGGTAGTGAAGGTATATACCTGCATCTATGATGATGGCAGCAATGGCTATCGGGGATTAAACAAGATACACCCTCGCATGATACAGCACCTACCGCAGGCAACCCCAGGTCCTCCCTATTATTACTATCACTTTGGGGGAAAATTAGGGTTTTTCCCTCTTCCTACTGCAACCGAAGCGGCACTTACCGGCCCCATTATCGTGAATTGCTCGCTTGTAGCGGATGCAATTACCGACCTGCCGGATCACTATCAGCAATTCGCTATTGTCTATGCGGCTGCGATGGCACGGTTCAAGGAGCGGAAAAATAGGGAAGCCATGGAGCTCTACACGCAATATATCAACGCCATGAATTTCCATAGGGTTGACCTTTACGAGCGTCCGGTAGACGCCAAGAGCGATATGCAGATACCCGATAGAACGGTTGTAGCGCAATAAAGGAGATATAAAATGTCAGCATTAGATTTATCAGATGGCTATACAGCAGCCGAAGCCCTGCAACAGGTAAGATCACTCCTAAACGAACCCACCGCAAACTACTGGACGGACGATGAACTCAATAAGTGGATTCAAGAAGCCTGCATAGACATCACAACCAAGACCCTGTGCTATGAGAAATCAGGTGATATTACGCTCGTTTCAACGCCTGTGCTTACTTATGGCGCTCTGGATGGCGGTGATTCTATTGACGATATCCTCAAGATTTACGGGGCGGTATATTATGACAGCACCAATGTCTATAGGGGCTTGATGAAAATTCATCCCCGGATAGTTGGCCGTACACAGGAACGGACACCAGGGGAACCTTATTACTATTATATCTTTGGCGATGAACTCGGCATTTTCCCTGTAAGCAATGCTGCGGTAGTAACCGCTACCGGCAAGGTTAAGGTTTTCTACTCCATGGCAGATGAAACTATTACCAATCTGCCCTACTACTATCAACCTCTAGCCATTTATTACGCGGTTGCCATGGCTCGACGCAAGCAGAAGATGGAAGCGGAAGGTAGACAGTGGCTTACCATGTATATCAACTCGATTCATTTCTACCGTGCGGATCTGTATGAGCGGGGTATTGATTCTAAGGAAATGTTTCAGATTCCCGACAGGGCTATAGCAGTAGGATAAAAATGAAATGGCATGTCTATTCACTACAGCATATTTATTGCAGACAATCCGGGCGATACTCAACGAGAAATCGGCTGTACGATGGATTGACGACCAACTCAACAAATGGGTTCAGGAAGCGTCCATAGATATCAGCACGAAAACGGGTTGCTATGAACAAACGCACATCTTTCGGACATCTGAGAATGCCCTAGAATATGATGAACCAGATGGGTGCGTTAAGGTTCTCGGGTGCATGAAAGGAGGATATGATGATCAAAGCGAATGGGTTCAACATTTTGATGATGATTGGCAAGAAGGTGATTGTGTATATGCCAGTGCCACATGGGATGGAAGCAAATGGATAATAGTGCTTAATGGTGGTATCGCTCAAAGCTTAGATGTTAAAACCGGTGCTTCATGGTATAGTGGTTATACTCCCACAAAAATAAGGATTACTTGGAACCATGTATCAAAAATATCCACATATTTTTATGCTTGGCCTGATTGGTTTTCAGATTCTGGTTATGAATCATTAGATGAAATAAATTTAGATACATCAGATGGTGATATTACTCGTCTATGGATATGTGATTTAGATGGTTTGTTTCATCCGCCACAGACCTATAATATTACCAACATTGAATTTTATGAAGAAAATATACTTTCCGACACCGATTACCGGGGCCTCAGTCAAATACATCCCCGCCTTGTAGGGCACCTACCGATTTCGATCACCGATGAGCCTTATCACTGGTATCATCATCATAGCAAGATAGGGATTTATCCCGTTCCCGATGATGAATATATAGTTACCGCCTTTTACTCCAAAGTTACGGAAACCATTACCGACCTTCCATGCTGTATGCGATGGCTTGCGGTGCCCTATACCCTCGCAATGGCGCGACTATCCGAAGGATGGAAAGATGACTTTGAGATGTTCATGGCTATGTATCTCAATAATTTGATGTTTCATAGGGGAGATATCTGCAGGACAAGTCTTATGGCAGAGGCAAAGGATAACTTTTTTATTCCAGAAGGCAGATAATTAATGGCTAAGTATGATGAAATAGGCGTTCTTATGGAAGAGATTAAAACCAAGATCTCTGCCGAGATACCTGTAGCTTCCGATAAACAGATAATCGAACAAGTACCTCCTCAGCCTATACTTATCGAAGAATTGCCCTCGGCTCCCGACATGGAGGTAGTTCAAGAACATCCGCTCGCCACAATGTCCCTTGATTCGCTTTATGAAGCACCGAATACAGAGCTGAAAAACGTCTTCATCCCCTTTGACGGCAAATGGCTACCGGACAATGAACCGATCGAGATAGGGGCGAAAAACTTCAAAACCCTTCAGAATTATAGATATGCCGGAGATGAGATCATACACCTTGAGAGCGTTCTGGGGTACTCCAAGATAAACACCACCTCTTTGAGCACCTATAATTACGAGAATATCCGAAACGGCTTTCAACTACGGAGCGAATTCACCAAAAAGACCTACGTGTTGGTACATACCGAGCACGACACAGTGGCGAGCAACTATTCTAAGGTTTATCAAAACCAGACGGCAATCCCGAGCCAAGGAGATTTTGTAGCCACCGCCCTTCATACGGATTCAGGCTATTCCCTAGAGGGTAGATTCTCCGATGCCCCGGGAGGCCAGGTCTGCTATTGCAACGGCGAGGAGACTTGTATCTGGGCGGGTGAGGAGATGCGCTGTGCGGGATTTTTCAGTATCTACGTTCCCACGGTCACCGCTACTGATATCGCTTTCGTTGATGGTGGGGCCAGTGCCGATACGATTGTAAGCGATGCTCAGAACTTCATTCAGGCAGGATTTAAAGCGGGGCAGATAATAACGGTATCGGGAAGTACCAGCAACAATAATTCTTTCCGACTTGTGAGCATTTCTAACGATGGGCTCACCCTTACACTTGACACGGGTGTCCTTACCGCTGAAGTGAAAGGGGATACCGTTACCGTCACGGTCCCAACACATTACGATTATCAGAAGGCAACGGATTATACCGATAGGATTAACAATGCGATAAACTCCGCTGCGGAAGCTGCATACGTTGTCGGAACTACTGGCTATAAATGGCTTGTGTTATCGACGAGATCACTTCAAGGCGTTAAATATGCTTTGCGTACAGCCAATGGTACGGGATCAGCCACCACAACTTGCAAGATTTGGGATGGTGATTCTTTCGAGGCCGTAGATACCCCATCAGACGGAACTGATTCTGGTGGATCGATGAAGCAGAGCGGCACATTCTCTTGGAATTACAGTTCCAGCCCAGTCGCAAAACCTCTCTGTTTTGAGGGCCTTTACCTCTATGCGTATCTCTTTGAACTTTCCGCAGGCACGACATATATCTATCAGGTTACGCTAGATGCACCCTTTCAGAATGCAGTCGATATATGGGATGGCGTATATCGGCAACCCATATCATTTCAGGTATCAAGTGGATTATCAAAAGGCGGGGGAGAGGTCTCAGGAGATTCTAACGGTTTAATCGCTCAAGATGTGTATGAATGGATTTATGGCACTGGCCATATATTACGATTATGGTCAACGACTGATTACAATAACATAAAGGTTGGTGCAGTTTTAACTATTGTAGATTGGCCTGATACAGTAACAGTAACGCATAAGTTAGATAGTGGCTACCATATAGTGATTGATTCAGTTTATACACAGCAATCAGTATGGAAAGCCTTCACCTATGAAAATCCTTATGATCCCGGGACTGCGAAATACAAGAACTATACCCTTGAAGTCAATGAACCCTCCTTTGCGGATTATCCTATTGGAGCTGTTTTGGATGCTCTGGATACATATAATCATATTATCGTTATGTTTGAAGAGCGTATGTCTGCTATTTGGATTGAGATGATAGCAGGACTGGTAAATACAAATACATCCGTTGCATCTGTGAGTTACTGGAATGGCACTGACTATATTGGTAATCCAATCGTGGCCGATACTACTGGTGCGGGCAAATCCCTCAATGAATCCGGATTGATTAGTTGGAACCCTCCTGCTGAAATGAGTGAGTTTCGCAAGACCGAATTCGGCATTACGGGCTACGCCTACAAGATTAGCTTTACTGGTACGCTTTCGGGCACGGCAGGAGGAGCCCACGAGGTTGTGATTGATACCATCAAGGGTATCCCCGCACAAAACACGGTTAAGCCGTTCAAGTTCTCCGGGCAATACAGCAATAGGCTTATGCTCTGTGGATATACCCAGGGGAAAGAGGGCAACAGAGTTGACTATTCGGTAAGCGAAGCCGCAGATGTGTTCAACGGTGACGAATCGAGCATGGACGGCATACAGAGCCTTTACGTAGGAGGCAAGGACGATCTTACCTGTGGAATCGAACTATTTAACCGCTTTGGTTCCAACATTATCAGTTCCTTCCTACTCTTTAAAAACACCGAAACGTATCTGCTTACCGGCGATGGGCCGGATAATTACAGGCTATATACGATCTCAAGAACCATCGGTTGCCCTGCTCCCCTGACTATCGCAGCGGCAGAAGTGGTATTTGCCGACGGGATAACCCGCAGGGTAGTGATATGGATGTCCTACGCCGGCCCTATGATGTTCGATGGTGCTGCAATTATGCCTATTCCCGGGATTAACAAATATTTTGACCCTGCTAAAACTGCCCGATTGGAGACTGCTAGCATCAAAAGATGCCGAGGGTGGTTTGATGCCACATATAGAGAATATAATCTTGTAATCCCTTCCGCATCTGGAGCCACAAACTGCACTGTATGGGTGTTTTATGATCTTGTAAGAAAACGCTGGTCTGAGAAAAAACCCGGTGCATCGGAGATACCGCAGGCCGCTTGGCCCGTGATCGATACTGATGGGAAACAATACATCTATGCCGGTATCAATGACGGCAATATGATGAGGTTGGAAAACGGAGCTACATGGGCAGATGATTCAGCAACCGCTATGTCTCCTGTGATAGAAACCGGTGATTTCTTTCCATCGGGCGATTTATGGCATATCACTACAATCCGACGGGTGAAAACGATTGTTAAGAAAATAACTGAAGCGAGCAAGAATCTTACAACTACACACTATAAGGATACGGAAGCAACAGGAACCTCATTGACTGCCCATAACCTTGACGCTGGAGATCCTATCAGTAAATTTACGCAAGCTGCGCCTAGTGGTACACCATTGTTCGGGTGGGCTCATCGCTTTAAATTTGAACTGAGTGCTGGGTTTGTTACGGAAACTCAATTTCACCCAATCGGATTCGGGTATCAATATCTTATCGAGCGGGATGATGAATACGATATATAACATTGCGATCAGTCGCCCGTTAAGGGTGACTAAATTGCTTTGTTAGATTTTGTTTCTAAATAAAAGGCCATACTTTATGTTTTATCATGAAATATATAATCAACAAAAGAGGATGGATTATCGCTTGTATCGTAAACCAGGAGATTATTATTGTTTCAAATGCAATCACTTTTACCTCCTAAAATTTAATATGGAGAGAAATAATGAGTAATGTCCAGAACCTAATCTCTATTCTAACGCTCCCCGGCGATTATAGGCACAACCATGTTAGACCATGGGAGCCATCTTATCGGGTCATATGGGCGGGGGAGTCACTTACCCATAGACATTACTCATCTGAAGGGCAGATTTTAACAAAACGGTTATGAAAAGTCAATCCTTAAATAACGACAACCAATGGCAGACATTCCTCAGGACGGGCAAGAATGTGCCCTTGGCCATAAAGCCTAAGAAGAAAACCGACGTGCAGAAAGCACTAAAAGCAAAATATCCGGGTGTTCCTATCCCTACGCATAGGCCGACGAGAATGATATCGGCCAAACAGCGAAGGGCGGTGAAACGCCAGGAAGGAGAAAGGCAATGAGGGATTGGAAAACATCGCCTAGATATCAAAGGGCATTGCAAAGGCTCATGCGTATGAGTCCTGAACAAAAGGCAATCTTTACCAGCGCAAACCTTGACGAGGTGTTTGCCGATGAAGAAATGAAAGGGCGACTTAATTCCATGCGTATGGCTGCAAACAAAGAGGCACAAGCAAAGAGCCTTGAGTTGGGCGAAAGGGGCCTTGGGTTGCAAGAAAAGGAATTCAGATTCGCTAAACGGCAAATCCCCATAGCTACCGCTATCGGACTGGGTGAAGTCGGTGCATCGACCTACATGGGATTGCAGAGAATCAGAGCCGATACAGAATTAGCCGAAAGATTAAAGCTCAGGCAAGGCTTATATAGGAGATATTAAAATGGCAACACAATTAGGTGCGGTTACAGGCCGCAGGATACCCTCACAGTATCGGTCCATCATTAATGCCGAGGCTTCACGACTGCCCGATATGTATGCAATGAGAGAAGATAGAAAATACCGTGAGAACTTGTCGGCACAACGAGAGAGAGAACTTCAACTGGCGGAAGAAAGCCAAAGGATACAGGAAAGACAAGCCAAGATTGCAACGGGAATAAGTGCTGCTCAGGTAGGGGCTACGGGTTATCTGGCACGAAGTATGACGGCTGGGGGAGGAACAGCCACGCCCGCAACTACGGTTCCCATTGGCTCAAGCCCTGACTTTTATGGTGCTCCTGGAACTCCTGTACCACAAGCAACCACCATGGGTTATCTCGGTACTGCTGGTGCTGGTTATATGGGTGGAAAGATAGGTGGACGTCTTGGCGAAAAATATATTCCAGAAGGTTTAGTAAAAGGCAAAGAGTCAAGGGGTAGATGGGGATCAATGGCCGGAGGAGCTGCGGCAGGGGCGGCATATGGCACATGGCTAGCACCAGGCGTAGGTACTGGTATCGGTGCAGTAATCGGCGGTGTTGCAGGCCTTGTTTCATCCTACTTTTAATGAGGAGTAATTATCATGGCAGATTATGGTTTAGTACCCAGAGCATTACGAGGTTTATCTGAAACTGTCTATCGTGGAATGGCGGGTATTGGTGAATCTCGCCTAAAACGTGCAGACATAGGTTTAGAGGAAGCCCGCACAGGATTTGAGATAAAAAAGGCCGAAGAGGAGCGGGCACACAGAGAAAAAGTATTTGGTGTTGAGCAGGAAAGGTATGCGGAACAAGCCCCAATTAGAGAGGCAAACATTGAACAGGCCAACCTAACAGGTGAAACAGCACGGAAAGGGCTGGAGAAATTAGGCAGGGAAAAAAGGGCGCTCGAAGAGCCTGTTACCCATAGTTGGCTTGCAAAGATTACCGGTGTGAGAGATCCCGAGGATCTTATCAATCGTCTTCCTAATGTCGTGAAAGGCGTAGAGGAAGGATATGGGGCCAAAGCGGATCAAACAGGCGTATTTATGACGGCCCAAGGGCCTCTCACAAAGCGACAAATTCAGGAGAGTCCCGACCTTTTCAATGCCATCGATCTGCTCAACCGAGATTACGTATATCAGCTACAATCGGAAATGGTAGATCCCGCTACCGATGAAAAGAGAAGGGCGAGATTGAAAGAAGTGTTGAAGGATAAAGAACATATCTACGCAACACAGTTAGACCACATGCTATCGCTTCAAGCCCATGCCTCTAACATATTGCCAGAAGGACAGCAAAAGGTACTTCAGACTAACATCGACCGGATAAAGGATAAGATCAAATACCATAGGGAGCAAAAGGGCAAGGAAAAACTGGAGAGGATTAAACAGACAGGCAAGGGCAAAGAAGCCGAGGTACAGTTTCAGTATTGGAATAAGGATGGCAAAAAACACACAGTCTATCTACCAAAAGCCACAGTTCCCGCATTTGAGAAAGCGATACTGGATGCGGGAGGGGGTACGGAGAAGCCGGAAAAACCAGAGAAAGGGAAAGAACTCAAGGTGAGCGATTTCAATTCCCTTATCGGTCTTATCGATAAATACACCAATAAGGGCGAAAGAGAGCTCACGCCTGAACAAAAGAAGATCATCAACGATGCAGCCAATACTATCGGTTATGAATACAAAGAGGTAACAGGCAAAATTATGCCTTCTGAAAAACGATGGTATTGGACAGATCCCGAAACCAAGAAGCGATGGACACTGGTTAAATCCAGTGGTGAACCGGGCGGTGTGAGGCATAAGATTGAAAAGCCGAAGTCATATAAGCCCAAATCAAAGAAAGCAGACCCGTTAGGCATTAGATAATGAATTTATCTGAGATACGAAAACAATACCCTGATTATGATGATCTTTCCGATGATCAGTTAGCAAGGGGTTTTCACCAGAAGTTCTACACCGATATGCCGTGGAATGATTTCAAGAAGAAGATCGAGTATGTCCCCGGCAGGGTAGTTGAAACGAAACCCATAGAGATTGAAAAGCCCTCCTTTGCCAAAGATGTAGCCCTTCAGACCGCGAAGGATGTTGTGGGAGTCATTCAAAAAGTGCAAGCTGGAGTTACCGAAGCAATAACATTCGGTGTTGTTAAGCCAGAAAAAGGTACTGTTGGAATCCCTTTTACATCAATTCAAAAAAAAGTCAGGGAACCGATAAGTAAAATACTCAAGGAACGATATGGCGTTTCTCCTGAGATTGCTGAAAGCCCTTATATTGGCATCCCAGGCCAATTCATGGGAATTATCTTGCCTTGGTCCATAACCTCCAGGCTAGTTGGTTATGGCGTGAACTACCTCAGGGCCCTGCGGATCGGCAAGAACTTGATGAAAATCACCGATACCGCAAGAAGAACAGAGGCCGCAGGAAATATCATAAAGAAAGCAGCGGCCAGGGTAGGCCAGCAAGCCATCACGGGGGGGATTGTCGGTGGCGCTCGTGTGCGGGAAGAAGATGAATCGCTGTTGCGAAACGTCCTCACTACCGCCGCCCTTGGCGCAGGTCTGCAAATGCTTGGAGAGGGTGTCAATGTTATAGCCACATCCACAGGATTCAGCAGATATGGAGCATATAGACGCTTAAAGAAAGACTTCACCGACCTACTCTATAAAAACAGGAAAGAACCGCTCAGCAAGGCAGAGGTTGAAGATGTTGCGGATATGGCGATCAACAAAGCCGCCCAGGATGCGGGACTAGAAAAACTCACAAGGAAAGACCTGAATTCCCTACGGAAAAGTGTGAAGGATATCCGGGGAAAGGTAGAGAAGGCCCGGGCAGAGAGGGGCGAACCAGTAGCGGAGCCAAGACCGGAAGAAGCCGTAGCCGAAACCCAGACCCAGAAACAGGCCTTTCTAAGGAGAATCGGCCAGGATGTAGCAGACCCCGCAAACCCCATTACCCCCGCAAATGTCGCTTTCATGGGTGAAAACCCCGCCGTACAAGCCCTTGGCATTACCCAGGAGGAGCTTAATGCGGTCGCAACTAAGGCAGTAGGGGATACCATAGTAGCGTCTACCACCGCAGATGTGTTTGCATCAGGCGATAGGGCAGTAGAGCAATTCCTTGAAGAGGCCAAAGATGTTGAACCACTTGAGATTATGGAAGAACCTAAAAAGGCTGTCCCCCGGGAACCAACTCCTCTGCAGTTGGTTAAGCGTGAGGCGGTTGCAGAGGAGAAGGTTGAGCCAAAGCAAGTCCATGATTATAGCAATACACAGGTCAATATCCCGGAAAAGGAAGCCTCTGAAGTCCGCAGTTTTGCTAAAGAAATACCCGATGCTGAAATCTATGAAGACCCTAAAGATGATTCTTACGGCAGGATCGATGACCCCCATGTAACCGTTCGGTATGGGATGGAAACCCTTGACCCCAAAGAAATTGAACCTGCTTTTAAAGGGGTTGGACCGATAAAAATCAAGATGGGAAAAGTCTCTATCTTCGAGACTGATAAATATGATGTTGTCAAGATTGATATTGAAAGTGAAGACCTGGAAAAGGCAAATAAACAAGTGGGAGAAACCGTTGATTTACCGGGAGAAACACACAAGGAATATAAACCACACGCTACTATTGCCTATGTGAAGAAAGGCGAGGGCAAAAAATATATTGGCAACACTTTCTTTGAAGGTAAAGAGATAACCATTGATGAAATTACATTAATCTCAAAAGATGGAAAAGTACACCCAATAAAGTTAACTGGAAAAGAGGAAATAATAGAGGAGGCCAAATCTATCGCTACATTCGCACATTATTGGGAAGTACCAGGAAAAGAACCAATTCCTTTCTATACAGTAAAAGGCGGTAGGTATGACGGAAGTACCATCGCCGCAAAGACACTTGAAAAGGAAGGGATTGCAATACCGGAGACACCGGAGAAGCCTGTTAAGGTCGAAAAACCACCCACAGAAGCGATAGGCGTCCCAGGGATCGAAGAAAAGGCAGAGGCGAAGGGTGAGGTCATACCTAAAGTAAAAGACGAGATTGATTCACTTATTGAACAATATGAGGCAACTGGCAGGGTTGCCCATAGATACCCAAAGAAAAAGGAAATCTCTCTTAGTGGAAGAAGGATGTCTGAAAAGGTTGCTATCACTAAGATGAAAGAAGTCATCAAAGGAGAAGCACCCAAGGCGAAAGAGACATGGGAGATGACAAAGAAAGAAATTGAAGAAGAACACGCTTTTGAAGATATAAATACTTATGCACTTCATACAAACGCAATCCAACAAGCCCTCTCCAAAAACAAACCCGTCCCCCGTGAAGTCCTAGAGGAATATAAGGGCGAGAAGTGGGCGGATGAAG